TTAAAGACCTGGACCTCGGTCTGAGAGAATGATAGGGGAGGCTGACCTGCAGCATAATGGAAAGAAATGTTGTAGCGAGCTAGCCCGTGGATTTGGCACTCACACACTTTAACAGAAAGTGCCCCTGACCACCCCAAAGGGGTAGATTGACATCCTAGGATGTTGGTCGGCAGACAAAACTGTAAATGCACTGTGAACTGGCGTCCCAAGCCGCAACATATGAAAGGCAAAAGAGTTAACCAACTGGGGTTGATACCTTTCGAAAAAAGTACACCAGATATGTTTTCCCGTTTTGCATGTCTGAATCCCTTCTCAGCTCTGGCCCAGTCAGGAGTCCCTGCTTGCCAGTTCGTCGCCCCGCCTTCGGGGTCAGGGGGTGCGGCCGTTGGGCTGCGCGGAGAGCTGCGAAGAGGCCGCCGAGTTAGGACGACTCGACGGTTAAAGAATCGAAAGAAACACGTCCAAGCCCAGCTTGAGGAAGTGAACCTCTTAAAAAAAGACGAACAAGGAAAAGTTGTTAAAACCAAAGAGTGTGGACGCTCTTCAAGGCCGCCTGAGGGCGAGTTGCCCGTCCCCCGTCCCGATAGATCGGGGGAGTCTCGAGTTGGCGAAATCCTTTCGGAGACTATAAAAAAAGAAAAAGAATATTCGTTCGGTCCCGCGTCCCTCTGGGGGATTCTTGAGCCGGGCGACGTCGAACTTGAGGAGTGCACTCAGGGAAAGCGTAACAGTGGGTATGCACTAAGTGCCGTAAGGCACTTGAAGCGGTTTCGGGGTCTACGTACTTTGAAAGGCCAGACCGTACCCACAACTGTTGATTGTTTTTCTCTTAAATCAGCAGTTCGTCAATGCTTCCCCCGGTACCTTCCGGAATTAGGGGAGCTATCAATCAAGACAGCCGCGAAAATCGTTCGGCGGCCGTGCAAGTTTTGTTCATCTCAGATGGACGGCTTGGTTGATACCTGGGAAAGAGAATTGTTCGAAGCGAAGGTCGAACCTCTCAGTGAGAGAGAGGTTACGATGCTAACACGCGCACTGCGGATGAACGTACCGCAGGGGTGGGACAAAAGAAAAGGAGATGCCTATATCCCGAATGGGCATGCGACGTCGTCGCACTCACGGTGTGAGGGTGGCAATTGGAATGAGGAAGGGTTTTCACAAGCTGCGGAACCAGGCGCGGTCTTCTCGTCTGGCAAGCCCAGGATTGTAACTATGTACAGCAGTTACAATACGGAAACCCTTACTCCTCTTCACAATGCCCTCTACCGGAGTCTCAAAAGGAAGGGATGGCTTTTGGTTGGGGACCCGACCCCTAACAAAGTCAGACAGCTAAATGGTGAGGGTCC